ATATGTCACGTTATTTGAAGCGTACTCAATTGAACCTGGAGAAACACCAAGTAATCTCGCAAATAAATTATATGGAGATACTTTCTTAGATTGGACAATTCTTTTAATTAATGAAATTACTGACGTATATGAGCAGTGGCCTAAAGAGTCTGAGCAATTAGAAAATTACGTTGCCGAAAAATACTCAGGTAATGTTGATTCTATTCATCATTGGGAGACAAATGAACAAATTATGAGTGACGGAACAGTTTTTATAAAACAGGGTATTGAAGTTACAGAAAGTTTTAGATCTGATATTCCTAATGAAGGAGTAAAAACAAAAGAAGAATCAATTTATCCTGTTTCAAATTACGAGTATGAATATTTTTTAAATGAACAAAAACGACAAATTCAAATTCCTACGGGAAATGTGATAGATCTTATGACTGATCAATTTGAAGATTTGATCGCATATGAACCTCATGCTGAACTAGATGAGGCAAACAATAAGAAAACACCAATGAATAGTGTAATAAGATTCTTAAATACTATTGGTTCTCCTACTTATGGATCAAGAAGAACATTTGCACGTAATGATACCACAACCACCACTTTCAATAATGGACCAGCAGCATCTTCAATTGCATCAGTTGGAGTAGCAGGTTCCTCTACTACTGTTACCACTGTCAGCACCAGCAGTTCTGGTAGTGGTACATCTTCAAGTAGTAGCAGTTCTTCTTCTAGTAGTAGTTCTTCAAGCAGTAGTAGCAGCAGTAGTTCTTCAAGTGGAGGATATAGTGGAGGGTATTAATCCTAATGAGGATTATATAACTATAGACATAACAAAAGACGGACTTGCACTTATGTACAGGTCCGTCTGTTTTCATTTAGATAAATGGTCTGGGGGTGATGCTTATGAACAGCAAGCACTCATGTTAATGAAAGATAATTTGTTTCGTCTTATGTTGGAATATCAATATAGAAAACCCTAGAAGTCAAAAAAATGGCGGAGTTTTTTTCCGCCGTTTCAGGGAATCAAAAGTCGAATTTCGTTTTAACCCCCATCAACCTGACATCCTGCCAGTGCTCCACCGACAATGCCAAGAGGGATCGCCCAGAGGCGTCCATCACCTCTAGATAATGCTGCACCTGCTCCACCTCCAGCAATACCACCTAGGATTGAACCTTCAATACAAGAATTGTCATCTGTATTTGGACTTGCGGTATTGTTTTCATGCCTATGGTAATCTTGGATACGATCACGTTTACAAGGTACTGATACCCGTTTTTTATATGATTTAACATATCCAGGATTGCCCATGTTACCAGGAATATATTCTTCCCTGTACACTTTCTTGAAGCATTTTTCTTGACGAGCATAACCAGATTTTGACTGATATGCTTCACGATTAGATCGATCGCCAATACTTTCTGCACTAACAGGTAGAGCAGAGAGTAGCATCATAGTAGCAAGTGCAATTTTCATCAGTCCTCCTCAGCAAGTTTAGCGAAGTAGGAAAGATCAAGATCATCAGACTCTACAGGAGAAGCAGCTACTGCACTCTCACGAAAACCTGTGATATCAGTATCATTGAAACCACCAGAAACAGGGGCAGCAAAGACTTCTTCTTGAGATTCATCAACAGAAACTGCAGATGTGGCAGACTTACCAAGAACCAAATTTAGACGTGATGTAAGTTGCTCATAAGACTTAAAGTTCTTAGTGTCTTCAAACTCTGCCAAAGAGTAACCATCTTTCCAAATAGACTCTAGTTTATCATCATCAAACTGACCAAGAGTACCAGGTCCAGAAAACTCAGACTTATCATAGTTCCAGTAACCATCAACCTTACGAATCTTCAGTTTGAAGTCAGCACCCTTCCAGAAGTTGAAAGGATCGATAGGTGACTCATCGGCAAATGCAGGTTGCATTGCTTCAATCAATTTGTCAAAGATCTTCTTACCAAACTTGTAAAGGAAGACACGACCCTCATTTTCAGGATGAGCAGGATCTTGAACAACATAGATGTTGCTGTAGTAGGAGAGTTTACGCTTTTGTGCGCGAGCGATCTCCTTATCACTATCGCGACCACTGTTCCACAGTTCGCGATTCATTTCACCGACAGGATCATCCTTGCCGATAGTGGTGAGAGAGTTCTCAATGTACCACTGTCCACCAGGACCTTTGAATGCGTGACTCCAGACCTTCGCCCATGGCATATCTTCGCCATCAGGAGCAGGTAGGAATCGGATGACTGCGTATCCGTTACCAGACTTATCAAGTTCAGGTTTCCAGAAGCGTTCGTCGGCAGAAGAACCAGCAGCAGGCTGATTCAGTTTATCAATCTCTCGGGTGAGTTTTGCAAAGGTATCACCTTTAGATGATGCCTTCTTGAGAGAGGCAAATGACATGTTCGTATTCTCCGTATTGAGTGTGTGTTTTGTTTGCTACTAGGTTATCGTAGCACACTATTTAGTTGCTGTCAATCTCCCGTTGTGCCGCTGCTTCAAGTGTCTCTAGCAGCGACTCCATGCACTCAGCAAGGTCTTGATACCCAAAAGCATTTGACAAGGCATTGATCCTGGTTTTCATGTCTGCTGCTTCAGTATCTTCGGATGCAGCAAGGCATAGTCTACCATAAAAAGTTTTCTGCTTATCGATAAGAACCTTACAGTCTAAAATATGCTCTAACTTTTCTTCCTTATTCATAGTCCCAAGTTGGGAGGTCATAGATGCAATTTCTTGATATGTTGTAAAAATATCTTGTAGATTTGACTGTACTTGTTCTGACTTAAAAAAATTACTCATAACTTCGTTCGTATGACTGTTAATATGACTCCTCTGTATTTTGTACAATCAATATTTAAGAAAGGTTTATATTTTAATACCATCTTTCTTACATCTTTCCAAATTGGATCGGATAATTTTCTATCAAACCGATCAATATATTTTAAACAACACTCAAATACAACAAGTGTTTCTAATGATATTTTACCAGAAAGGTAATGTTTAAGGAGTCTGGGGTGTTGACCTTCTCTAACTTCAAAAATTTTATCAAACTTATCTTGGTAAGGTGCATCAAAATCTGTTAATATAAAATCAACTTCCTGTCTAAATTTATAAGAGAAAGACTCTTGTTTTATTTTCCAACTAGTATAATTGTCATCGGTAAATGATTTTATATATCCTTTAGGATCATGCATAAAATTAGCGACAAAGTAATTAAGGATTTCATTGTCCTCATACTTAGTCGCTAATTTTTTAAAGAAGTAACGATCACGACGTTCTTCAAACGATTTTTCAGAGGCATTTACTTTGCCTCTGTATTTTATGTAATCATATTTGTCATTGGTGAAGTGCATTCGTAATGCAAGGTACATCTTATACACTTCAAATCCTGTCACAATGGTAAGACTCCTTTAGATCGTTTCTTCATGTAGTTTAGACGCTCTGCCTCATGTCGCAAGCGTTCTTTCAATGGTTTAGACATTAGTTTAGGAACGGTTTCAATTTCAATTTCATTTTCTTGACAATAGGTTACTACTGCTTCAATATATGAAATGAGACCGTTGCTACGCTTCACTAAACGTTCAATCTCTTGAGAGAATTTAGTAGGCGTTAAAAACTTGTCGTCAACTGCTTTTTCAGGCATTCGTTCTTCCCCTAACAAATTCTTCAATATAGGATTTGAGTAGTTGTAAATAGTCATCAAGATTGTACTTCTGAAATACTTGAATAGTTCCCTCTTCAGTGGCGATAAGTGTGACAATTTTCTTTACCTCAATACCTGAACGTTCGAAGAACATTGCTGCATATGCAGTTTCCTGCACATAATAATTTTCAATGTACTCTTCTTTTTTTTCTTTGGTTGAAGTTTTAAAATCGATTACTGCCAACTCACCATCAAACTCTGCAATACAGTCTACACGACCAGCGAGTCCAAGATAATGTGAGTAAAGAAAAGTTTCTAGACAATGGATGTTGTTGATTCGGTCAAGCGTTGATTTTGCTGACTGAAACATTCTAACAGATAATGGGTTATTTTCCAAGTACCTATCAATATCTAGTTGTCCTTTGAAATAATCTTCAGATAATGCATGGAATGCAGTACCTCTTTGTGTTGCTCTAGCAGTAATACGATTAGCCTCATTTTCACCAATTCTAGCTCTCCATTTTTTGAAGAACTGAGCGTTCTTAAACGATGTGACTGAGGTAACACTCGGATAATATTTATCCGCTCCAGGAATAGGATAAAATCTTACTCCATCTTTACTCACTGGATCAACCTCAACGTGATTGTTGAGATCAACATCAATAAAATTAAACATTAGAAACCTAAATTATATTTCGTCAGCAGATAAGACTTAACAAGTCCAGAGCGAACGATATCTTCAATGCCAAACTCTACGCAAGTAAACTCACGCATGTTCTGCAAGATTTTAATGAAGTCTGAGATGCCATTCTTCTCGTTCTCTTTAACAAGATCGGTCTGAGTGATGTCTCCACACAACATAATTTTAGAATCCTCACCAACACGAGTAATCATAGAGTCCAACTCATGAAAATTTAGATTGGAGAATTCATCTACAATGACAATACAATTATCCATGGTTACACCACGAATAAAACTAGTAGACC